TGTCAAACGTGTCACCGTTTTTTTCTTCTTCTTCTTTTGAACTCATTGGGTGTCCTTCCGGAAGTAAATCGGCGTCGTGTTTTCCTGAACGGAATTTTCCGTTTCTAAGTGCAAACAAATAAGAATTCACGCGTCCCATTGCCCATTGTTCAGGCGACGAAACAGTCGGTCGAACCGATTGCGGGTTTGTACGATACGCGCCAACACCACGTTCATAAACTTCAAACAATGTGTCAACGTCAGTTGATTTGTCAGGGTCGTTGTCCACTTCGTCGTTGTGTTCTTCAACCTTGTTTTCAAGTGCGGCTTTCAAACGTTCCGAAATTTCTTTTTCTTCTTCTTCATTTTCTGACTTGTCGCCTTCAGTAAGTGCGGCTTCATAAAGTTCATGTGAATCAAAAGGCATGTAAACCGTTTCACCGTCAAATGAATGTTCATGGTGTCCCGTTCCGCCAAGTTCAACCGCACGCGCTTCGGCTTCATCAACCGTTGTGAATACGTCGGACATTCCCGGGACAAGCGCCTTGAATAGCTTGACCATTTCGTCAATTGGCTTGTCTTCTTTCGGGTCTTCAATTGGTTCGGGGTCGGGCATATCAACACCAACGTTTTGTGTTGGAATAAGGTTCGCCGGAATATAATAGTCATCAAGTGCGGGGGTGTCTTCGTCTTGACCGTAAGACATCGCAATTCGTTTTTCGTTTGGCGTCAGCCACCAAGCTTGTGTCAATTGTCCAACGACTTTTTCCGTTTCTTCTTGCAATTCAGGAATCGAAGTGAAATCAAAGTCAAGGAATAAATTGTCACCAAACTTTGGAACCAACCAACGGTTTAATTCGTCGCGTACTTTGACAAGTTCAGGAATCACGCAATTTTGATACAACGCTTTTTTCGCTTCACGCATATTGTTGTATGTGCTTGATTCGGTGTTGTTCAATAGCTGAACGGGTACATTGTAAACATTACACAAATCTTTGATTGACGCGTTGTATTGTTCAATCAATGACACGTCCGCGGCGTTCAATCCGAAGTTGACCCATGACAATTTTTTTGGTGTTATAATAACATCACCCGCATTGTTTGAACCTTGGAATTGTTGTTTGAATTTGTCTTTCAATTGTTGCGCTTGCGTTTCATTAAGGTCGCCTTCTTCACTCATTAAGACACCCCGCGCGGTTTGGTTTTGTAAGTATTTCACGCCCGTTGTGACGGCTTCATTGTTTGTTGTAAGTGAACGAAGTCCGGCACGCAATGGTGATTGACCGTACAAATGCGAACCCGTCCCGTCATAGTATGGATTGAAATCCTTAATGTGACAAATATCGTCGGCGGACAAATCAAACGTCCCGTTGTATTCAACGCGATACCCTTTGACCGGTTGCATAAAACCGCCCGAAACAATTTCCATGACTTGCGACGGCATGACATAAAGTTCCGAATACTTTCCTTGATTCATTCCCGTTTCCGGTGCAATGCCGTAAACGTAACGGTTCCCGGTAAGTTTTCCGAATGCAATCAATTCAGTCAAAAAAGAATTGTAAGATTGCGAAGGGTTCGGACGTTCCAACAGTTCGTGAAGCGGCGTTCCTTCCAATTCTTTCAACGCTTGTTTTTTTAGTATTTCGGCTTTGTAAAGTGCGCCGGAATCAATTGTTCCGCTTGTCAATGCCTTGTATCTTTTTAGGTCGTTTTCGTTTGTTTTTTCGTACACTTGAAACGGAATGGTTGTTGCCGCTTTTGTGATAATGTTAACAAGTGAATAAATTGTTGCGTTCTTTCGATACCCTTGTTGAATATATGAATCGTCATTTTCAGGATTCCAAATGATTGATTCACCAAGGTATTGATATATTGCCTTGTTGTAGGACGCCGCGGTTTGTTGTGCGTTTTTGGTGATTGCATTTGAAAGGCGTTGAAATAGTGAAGCCATGAAAGAAAATTTTCTTCAAATTTACGAAATTTTAAATGACAAAGAAATCATTTCGGTTTTTGAATTTAGAATACAATCCGTAACGCAAACAGTCCATGCTATGGTTGTCACGGTCCCGTGCTTTATTTATGATTGTCCCGTCTTTTAATTCTTCCCAAACATATTTCATTTGTTCGGATTTTACGTTGGTTGCTTTGTTGGAAACATAGAAGTCAAATTCCTTCATTAATGAAATACCGGCGTTGATTGAACCCGCACCCTTTATTGCACCCTTTGCCAAAATTCCCATTTGTTTTAATTCTTCAATTGACTTTGGTTCGGCGGAATCGCAATACATTAAAAGGTCTTCAAGTCCCAACGACTTCAAATGATTTGCAATATCACGGTTTGTCATTCCGGTTTTATACAATACTTCTTTGACAAACACTTTGTCGTTCTTCTTTGCAATCAAACAAATTGCCGTGCTATCATTTGTATAGCCGAAATCACACCCAAGGAACCAATCAAGTTCGTCGGGCATTTCCGATTCGTCAATGTAGTTCCAATCACGAAAGATTTGTCGTTGACTGAACACCGCGCGTTGTCCTTCACCGTAAACACGCCAAAAGTCCGGGTCGCGTTTCTTTAAACGTTCCAATTCCTTTTTCACTTCCGGCGCAATGAACTTGTTGTCACGATATGTTGAAATGAACAAGTCGGCGTCATCACGTTCACAAAGGTCGTAAATGAAATGGACGGGGTCGGAAGGGTTGAACGACATTAAGATTTCGCGCTTTGTACGCATTGACAATTGGCGAAAGTCTTCAATGTTTAGTTCGTTGCATTCTTCACACCAAAGGACGTCACGCGTTGACCCTCGAATCTTTTGCGCGTCGTCGGCTGAAAAGAATTCAATTGTATGTCCATTGTAATTGAACACCAATTCTGTTTTGTTGAATTCACCCATGTAATAAACGCCAAGTGATTTTGCAATGATATTGAAATCACGTAAAACCGAACGTTTCAACGCCGGTAATGTTTTCCGAACAATTGAAATGGTGATTGGTTTTGATTCGGTTGTTATTAAATAAAGACAGTATTGCATCAACGCCCATGATTTCCCTGAACGCGAACCGCCCTGAAAAATTTTGATTCGTTGTTTGGAATTGACCGCTTCATAAAATTGGCGGTTGCAAAATTCCTTTACCCTTCGTTTTCCGTTGCCGGCGCCCATTCAATTATTTTTGATTCGATAATGCCGTCGTGTTTGATTTCTTGGCGTTCAATAAAACCACGTTTCCGCCCTTTTGTTTTTAGATAAAAGATTGTTGCGGTTGTATTGTCGTCTTTGATTTGTTGAAACAATTTTGATTCGACAAAGTCAAGCGCAATGTCTTGAATTGCATCGACTTCGGCTTTGAACTTCGCGTCTTTGTTATAATAGTCATAAAACGTTGACCGATTGCATTTCACCTTTTTACATGCAGTTGTCACAACGCCAAGTGATTGTTCCAACGCCTTTATCAAATTGTTTTTTAATATGTTGGTTTTTGTAGCCATGTTGCAAAGATAAAATAAAAAAACCGCCCGAAGGCGGTCTTCAAAAGAACCCGTTGTTTTTGTGTAAAGTCCGGGTTAACCTAAATTTGAAATTCTTTCAAAACAATCTTGTGCGCATTCAAATTTGTTTTCAAATTCTCTTAATTCCAAAACCATGTCAAGTTCGCCGTCTTCATATCTTGCGGAGTACCAAACGCCTTCAGCGTTGTTGTAAAATGGTTTGTATTCAATTTCAGTTCCGAATATATTTGTAAATGATTTCATTGTTTTAAATTTATGACCCCCTTGCGGGGGTCGGTTGTTTTTATTGTTGTTGAAGGAATGCGGCTTCAAGCGAAGTGGTCGCCATTAAATGAATTAAAAAATTCTTTTTTTCTTCTTCATTTCTCATGATTTCAAAGAATTGTTTTCTTTCTTTTTTATTCATTTCAAAAGCAACCATTGACAAAATGCCTTTCAATTCGTTCCAACCTTCTTCAGAGGATAAGAATTCAATATTTTTGATTGCTTGATTTTTTATTTTAGTAATTTGATTTTTCATTATTGTTTCATTTTGTTAGTACAAATATAAAACAATTTTTTTAATTACAAAACTTTTTTTGTTTTTTTTTATTTATTAGCGTTTTTTTCCTTGTCCCCGGTTTGGTTGTTTGTACCCGGTTTGACCCTTTGACGCATTCTTTGAATGAACGCCTTTGCGTCGTTTGCGTGGTTTCTGTACGCTTTGTGAGAAGTTGTGTTTCATTGCCAAACGATTGAAATTCCGAAAAATAAAATGAAAAATTGAATTGAATGTTGTGTTTCTTCAAGGTCTTCTTGAAACAATTCCGGATAGTTGTTTG